TGCATGAAAAGATGCATTGGTTACATACAGAAGTAGAACTTGTACAAGATATTAAAGATTGGCAAAACGCATTAACTAAAGAAGAAAAGTATTTTCTTACCAATATCTTTCGTTTCTTTACTCAATCGGATATTGACGTTGCTGGAGGATATGTAAATAATTATCTACCAGTTTTAAAACAACCTGAACTAAGAATGATGCTTCTTGGTTTTGCTGCCAGAGAAGCAGTTCATATCGCTGCATATTCTCATCTAATAGAAACCCTAGGAATGCCTGAATCCACTTATGCGGAATTCATGGAATACGAAGAAATGAAGAATAAACACGATTATATTGAATCTTTCGTGGGTTTAGATCGTAAACATATCGCTCAACAAATAGCTTTATTCTCTGCATTTACTGAAGGTATGCAATTATTCAGTTCTTTTGTAATGCTATTAAATTATCCTCGCCGAGGAAAGATGAAAGGTATGGGTCAGATTATTTCTTGGTCTATTTTGGATGAGCAGTTACATTGTGAGGCTATGATTAAGGTTTTCCGCAAGTTTATCGAAGAAAATCGAGACATTTGGAAAGATGAATTAAAGTCGGAACTATATACTATTGCTGAAAAAATGGTAGAATTAGAAGATTCTTTTATTGATGTTTGTTATTCTATGGGAGAATGTGAAGGATTAGATATTGATGATCTTAAAAGGTATATTAGATATATTTGTGATCGTAGATTAATTTCTATGGGATTAAAAGGTATATTTAAAGTTAAAAAGAATCCTTTACCTTGGGTTGATGAATTAATTTCTGCTCCTCAGCATACTAATTTCTTTGAAAATAGAGCAACTGCTTATGCTAAGGGAGCTTTATCAGGAAGTTGGAGCGAAGTGTGGGCATAGATTCTGAATTAATGGCTTGCGCGGGGGATCTTATTGATCCCTCGTATAAATTAGATCCACTTAGAAATGATGTTACTCCAAAAGTAAGTCATTTTAGTGAATATTCTCCGGAAACAAATAGTTTACCAAAAGAACTTGTTGAAAGGTTCAATAAACATATACGAAAGCCGACTCAAGAAGAATATAAAGAATATGCTATTGAACGGGCTAAAGAAAAAGAACGAATAAGAAAGTTATATGAAGAAAGGCATACACCATTCCTTTCTGACGAGTGGCGTTGGGCTATGATCGATGCCGAAGTGGATAGATGTAGGGAATATATTAAAAAATATGAGCAATAATATGAAAAAAGTTATGATTTTGAGCGGAGGATTTGACCCTATTCATTCAGGTCATATTGAATTGTTTGAAAACGCGAAAAAAGAAGCCGATCATGTTGTAGTTTGTTTAAATTCGGATGAATGGTTACAGAAAAAGAAAGGTATTAATTTTCTTCCCCTTGAAGAAAGAGTAAAAATAATACAATCTTTTAAATATGTTGATGATGTTATAGTTTTCCCTGATGATGAATTTGGTTCTGCAGTGAATGGAATTAAATTAGTAGTAGAAAAATATAAGGAATATTATAAAGATTTAACTTTATTGGGACATGGAGAAATATATTCTGAAGTTACTATTCCTGTAAAATTTATTTTCGGTAATGGAGGAGATAGAAACAATAAATCTACTCCATCTCAAGAACAAAAATATTGCGAAGACAACGATATAGAACTTCATTGGAACTTAGGCGGTGATAAATCTAATTCAAGTTCATGGATTCTCAATAGATATAGGGACTGGCATTTTGAAATGACTGATAGAGTTTGGGGTAACTATAAAGTCGTTTATCAAGATTCTAATAAAAAGGTCAAGATCATCGAAGTTATGCCTGGAAAATCTTTAAGTTTACAATCTCATGAAAAAAGATCAGAACATTGGGTTGTAGTTGAGGGTACTGCTAATGTTTTGATAGAAACCGAAAAGTATCACCATAGAGAAGTTATTGAAAGAAACGAATCAATTTATGTTCCTGTAGGAGCTAAACATAAGTTAACTAATAATACAGATAATATCTTACAAATCGTTGAAGTTCAGATCGGAGATTATCTAGGCGAGGATGATATTACAAGATACGATTAAAAATAATCATATTATAAATACCTTTATTTAAACAACTATAAAGGGAATTTTTAATGAGTAAAATAGTAAATACATTATGCGACAATTGTGATTCAGAGTTTTCATTAACATTTAACGAGAATTTAGTTTTGGAACACGATCAATTAATTTGTCCGTTTTGTGGCGAAAAAATAGAAACGATAGAAGAAGATATTGAAGAAGAATTTGAGGAATTCTTAGAAGAAGCTTGGGACGAATAAAATAAATGTCTTGGATATACCAAGATAAACCTTTCGTTGAAGTAGCTGATAATTGGGGATTCGTTTATATAATAGAAGATACCTTTAATAATAAAAAATATATAGGCAAAAAACAATTTTGGTTTAAAAAATATAAAACTGTTAAAGGTAAACGAAAAGGGTTTTTAGCGGAATCTGATTGGAAAGATTATTATGGTTCTAATGATTTCTTAAAAGAAGAAGTTTCTTCTAGAGGAATAGACCACTTCAAAAGAACTATTCTTAGATTATGTTCATCAAAGTCTGAATGTTCTTATTGGGAAGCGAAATATCAATTCGAGTTTGATGTTTTATTAAAACCTGAAGAATATTATAATCAATGGATTTCTGTTAAAGTAACTAGAAAACATGTATATAAAAAAATTTGATTTTTATGGGAAACAATAATATAATATGCCAACTGTGAAGAAAATATTGAGAGAAATTTTTGATGGTAATGTTGACGGCGTCAGCTTTATCCCTACCAATAATAATATTAACGATCTAGATATACGAGGATTTAAATATCTAAAAAAGACAAAATATGAAACGGCTGATATCGGCGATTATTTTCATATTCTTCTTTATAAATGTACTCCTGAAGGTTTTGTTTTTGATATAGATAATTTTGAGGCTATATTAACTGGGCCTGATGTTTATATTAGTAATATTATCAATTCTGGGTTTTTTGGTATAGTTGTTAAAAAAACTAAAAACAAACACTCTACCCAGTTTATTAAAAGCCTTATTGAAAAGTTAGAAATATATGAAAGTCGGTAAAACTAAAGTAAATGTAAATATCGAAAGTTTATTCGTTGGAGAAGAACCTATTTGGGGAGATCCTAAAAAAGAACTTCCTCTTATCAGAGCATTAAATTGGTATTCTAATCAATTATCCTCAAAAGAATCTAAAAAATATACCCTGGATTATGTAAAGACTCATAATTATCCTCAGGATATCATAGAAAAACTTTCTTCCGCTCAAGATTATATCTTTAAAAATCTTGGATTTGTCTGTAGAATGATTCTAAGAGGGGCTGACATAGATAAAAAAGATTGGATTGATGATAAGATTCAAGAAATAATTACATACATACCATCAGAAAATATAGTCGCTCAACCTTCCGTTAAAACTGAAAAAAATATACAAGAAAGAATATTTGATCAAGCTACTTCTTATATAAATGAAGTGGAGGGTTTCGTTGATGATTATATTAAAGAAAGAAAATCCGACTTTAAATGTTATGATTGGTTAAAATCTTCTGATATTAAACCTGTGTATGCTAAACAAATAGAAAATCATTATCGTCCTATGCTAGAGGAATTGGAACTAGCTTATAATAAAAAAGACGATCAGTTAGTAGAAGCGTATTCTCATTGGTCTAAAAAAGAATTATCTAACTTTTGTGAATTTGTAAAAAGTATTGTTAATGGATGTTATGATCATTCTAGTAATACTAAAGTCGTAAGAAAAACTAGAAAGAAAAAAGCTATTCCTCTGGAAAAGAAAGTTGCTTCTGTTAAATATAAAAGAGAAGATAACGAATTTAAGATAGTTTCTATTAATCCTACAGAAATTCTAGCTGCTAAACAATTATGGGTATTCAATACTAAATATAAAACGCTTGGATTATATAACTCTGAAGATGATGCTGGATTTTCTATTAAAGGTACTACCATAACAGGGTTTGATGTGAATACTTCTATACAAAAAACTCTTAGAAAACCTATGGATTTCCTTCCTACTGTAACAAAAGGAAAGAAAACTGAATTGAAAAAATTGATGGATAGCATTTCTACTAAAGAACAATCTTTGAACGGAAGGTTAAACGAAGAAATTATTATCCTCAAGGCGATAAAATAAATTCTTGCTATTTACTTCTGATGTAAAAAGAGTTATAATGTTCTACGATAATTAACTAATGATAGAGAAAATATAATGGCAATTTTGGTTGACTTGAATCAGGTCTTAATTTCTGGTTTACTATCCTCGATTTCTCCAAAAGAAAAACTTAATGAAGATTTTGTTAGACACGTGGTTCTTAATACCCTTCGATCTAACGTCAAGAAGTTTAAAGAATATGGAGAAGTTATTCTTTGTTGCGACAGTAGACAATATTGGCGTAAACAAATCTTCCCTCACTATAAAGCAAGTAGAAAAGAATCTAGAGAAAAATCTGATCTAGATTGGAATTTGATTTTTAAAGTTTTAAATAAACTTAAAGAAGATCTTAAAGAAAATTTTCCTTATAAGGTGATTGAAGTTAATCTAGCAGAAGCTGATGATATTATTGGAACTCTAGTTCCTAGATTAAGTTCTCATGAAAAAGTTCTTATTCTATCTTCTGATGCTGACTTTAAACAATTACACAAATATAATAACGTAAAACAATATAACCCAATGCTTGGTGTATATGTTAAATCTCCTAATCCAATAAAGGATTTAAAAGAGAAAGTTATTAGAGGTGATTCTGGAGACGGTATTCCTAATATATTTTCTGCTGATGATGTATTCGTTATCAAGAAAAGGCAATCTCCAGTTTCTTCTAAGAAACTAGTTAATTGGTTGGATCAAGATCCTAAAGAATGCTTTACAGAAGAAGTTTATCGTAACTATACCAGAAATGATATGTTAATTAATTTTGATTATATCCCTGATAATATAAAGAATGATATAGTAAATGAATACGAAACGTTTAAACCTTCTACAAAACAAAAGTTGTATAAGTATTTTGTAGAAAATAGATTAATTACTTTAATAGATTGTATAGAGGATTTTTAATGAGCAAAGCACCGAAGAAGATATGGGTTACAGTTGCTCAAAGCGGGGAGCTATTAGCTAAATATACAGACTATATGTCCGGAAATAAATACATACGCGCAGACTTAGTGGATGAATTGGTTTCGCTTTTAACCGAATGGAAGAACGTCACGGCAGAGGAAAATAAAGCCTGGGATGAATATGAAAACCGAGTTGACTCCGCAATCGCCGCGCTGAAGGAGGAAGAATGAGTGAAGCAACTGAATTGCTGAGGCAAGCGCTTGATTACATAGATCGAAACTACATCATAGGCATGCAACTGTATGAAAAAATCCACGCTTACCTCGCCGCCGAGAAAGAAGCTGAGCCTGTGGCGAATTACTACGCGGCGAAATATGTAGGTGATAAGTATGAGAGAGCGGTCACGGAATGGCTCAGACACCCAAAACAAGATTGCTACCTATACACAAGCCCCGAGCCGAAAAGAAAGCCGATGACGGAGGATGAAGAGGATGAAGCATTTA